GCGGGAGCGATAGGCGCACCGCGACCGAGATCCAGAGCATCAACGCTCAGGCGATGCAGAGCGGGGATCTCAGGGCGCGGCTGTTCCGCATGGCGCTGGGCAAGTTGTACCGGCAGGCGTGGAACCTGTACGTGCAGTACGATAGCAAGAGCCTGAGGTACCGCTTTGCGGAGGATTCGCTCGAGGCGGACCCGGTGGCGCTGCACGATCAGTACGAGCTGGAGCCGAAGGGCGGCATGGACATGGTGAGCCGGCAGATGATGGTGCAGCAGGCCATCAACCGGAAGCAGTTGTTTATGAACTCGCCCTGGGTGGATCAGGTGGAGCTGGACAAGAGCATCATGGAGTTGGACGACCCGAGTCTGGTGAAGCGGCTGCTCCGGGATCCGGGGCAGAAGCAGCAGGATGAGCTGGAGGACGAGACCAAGACCATACCAACGCTCTTGGTTGGCATCCCGGTGCCAGCGAAGCCGGGCCAGAATTACGCAGGCCGGATCGGTGTGCTGATGCAGTACCTGAATGGCGCGATGCAGCAGGGGCAGCAGCTCAGCCCTACGGCTGCGAACGCGTTCATGCAGCGGATCGACAGCTTGCTCCAGGGCTACGAGCAGGTGGCGACGAACGAGGCGCGGAAGCTGCGGAAGGAGATCCAGAAGTTTTTCGAGAGCACGGGATTGCTCGCTCCCTCGCAATCCCCCGCTCCGGCTCAGGTGGCTGAGCAAGCCCCGATGATGTGATGATCACCGTGACCTGTAAGGATTGCCGGTTCTACTGTGTGGACGGGACCTGCCGCAGGTTCCCGCCTGCGGGGAGACCCAGTTGCTGGCCTACTCTCAATGCCAACGACTGGTGCGGCGAGTTCGAGGCAAAGAAAACCATGATACCACTCACCGAAGGAACCGTCGTCCAATGCAACGTGGCACCGGCGACCCCGCGTGAGATCGAGCCGGGAGGCTTGCAGCCGCTTGAGGAGGGAGTTCCTCCGAAGATCCGGTTCCAGCGCAAGAAGCCCGTATCCGACCTCAAGGAGATTCAGGAAACACCGCTGTTCGGAGGCTGATCACATGGCTGAATACCAAGGCAAGAAGGTTACACTCAACAAGCCGTTCTACACTCCCGGCGAGAAGAAGAAGAAGGCGGTGTATGTTCGCAACCCCAAGGGTACCGTGATCAAGGTCCGTTTCGGCGATCCCAATATGGAGATCAAGCGGGATGATCCGGAGCGGCGGAAGAACTTCCGCGCACGGCATAATTGCGATACGGCCAAAGATCCTACCAAGCCCAGAACGTGGTCATGCCGCGCCTGGTGACCCATTTCCCAACATGAAGAAGAAATCCAAGTTCAGTAAGCTCGCCACCCAGCTCAAGAAAGAGGGTGCCGATGATCCCAAGGCCCTCGCCGCGTGGATCGGTCGCAAGAAGCTCGGTGCCGCTGAGTTCATGCGGCGTCAGGCGGCGGGTCGGAAGAAGGCATCGGGCAGGTAAATGATGATCTCATTCATCGCACGAGTCCGCGCCGCGTGGACGTTCACTCGGCATCAGCGGTGGGTAGATCCACTGCCATGGCGCAAGGAAGATGCCAACGCGCTCAACACTTTCTTCAAGAGCGATACCGGAAAACGCTTCCGGGACGCTCTGCTGAACACCGTTCTCATGCAGAACGCTTCAGCCATAACTGATCGAAACCATTTGCAATACTCATCAGGGTTTGCAATGGGTCAGGCCAGTCTTGTGAAGGTCATCGAAGTGATGGCCGACCAAGAATCAATTACGGGGCAGGATGATGATCCGGATTCTGCCACGAACACATAGGATCAAAGTTGCGGTTGTTGGTCTGTGCGGACCAGCAAACGAGTAAAAGCACAAAATGCCAGATGATACACTGAGTGCCGATGCAATGCTCGCATTGGCCAACGACTACGATGCCGGTGTCGATATCGACAGCCAGCCCAAGGAGCAGTCTCCAAATACCAATGAGACGGCTCCGGTTGAGCAAGAGTCCTCCGATGCGGGGAACGCCAGCAAAGAGGTCGATGGAGGCGAGCAGGAGGTAGGCACCAAATCAGAGCCAGAGGCGAAGGCCGAGAAGAGGGCGGAGCCGAAGGCGGATAAGGAGAAGAGTAAGTTCGCTCAGGAACAGAACCGAAAGGCGAAGACCTGGGAGCAGATCAACGCGGAGAAGGAGGCCATCAAAGCCGAGAAGGAAGCGTTGAAGCGGGAGCGGGAGGAGTGGAGCAAGCAGCGGGAGCAATCCACGGCTGCGGATACCAACTCTTTCCGCGATGAGAAGGGCTACACGGCGGAGGACTACGAGGCTGCGGCCAAGGAGTTCGAGGCCGATGGCGATTCTCAGTTGGCCAAGGCAGCGCGAGCCAAGGCCGAAGGAGTCCGCAAGTCTGCAAACGAACGACAACAGAAGGCGCAGCAGGAGAAGTTCGCAAAGGCATGGGCTGATTCGTACAACCGGTTGTCTGAGAAGGAGACCTGGTTGAAGGATCAGAACAGCCCAGAGTACAAGCGTACTGTCGAATTGCTCCAGAGGGTGCCCGTGTTGCAGTCGATGCCGGATGGACTCGTCCATGCGGTGGAACTGATGAAGCTCCAAGATGCCGCCGGAAAAGCTCAGTCAATCGAGGCCGAGAACAAGGCTCTGAAAGAACAACTCAACAAGCTCCAGCAGAAGACCGCTATTGGTAAGAGCATCCCGGCAGGACAACTGAAAGCTGAGGAGAAGGATTTCTCCAAGCTATCTCTCAAGGAGCAGAGGGAGGCGCTGTTGAAAGCGTCCAGAGCGTTCGATCGGGAAGCCGACTAGTAGCACAACCACAACTAAAATATGCCAGTTACTACTTCAACCACGCTCACTAACCAGTTCCAGAACTACTTCAGCAAGGAGCTGCTCTCCATCGTCCAGCAGGAGACGATCCTCGATCAGTTCGGCATGAAGGCCCCGATCCCCAAGAACAATGGTAACAAGGCCATCTCGATGTTCCGTTTCGGAGCCCCGAGCATCGGCAGTGTTCAGGCTCTTGGTGAAGGTACTGCCATCTCTTCCGCCAACTACCGCGCTCTGTCTCTGAACCGGCTTGAAAAGCCGCTGGCTCAGTACGGCCAGGTCATCGGCCTCACCGACATCCTCCGCGCCACCGACCTGTTCAACTCCCTCCAGCAGGCCACCAAGACCTCCGGTCTGGATATGGCCCTCTGGGTGGACTCGGTGATTCGCAACACCCTGATCGGTTCCAACCTCAACGCCAGTGGTTCGTCCATCGGTAATGGTATTGAATCGACGATTTCAAACGAAGACGCGATCAACAACACCGCTGGACAAAACCCTCCTGGTATCAAGGTGTACGGCAACCCAGCCACGCTGACCACGCAGACCTTCTCTGCGCTGAACAGCGATCTCACCGCTGCCAACACCACGATGACGGCGTCCGCCGTCCTCGATTCCATGACCCGCCTGAAGCGCAACCGTGCCCCCATGATCAATGGTGGATACGTCCTGGCCACCGATCCTCGTGTGGCCCGCGACCTGATGCGCGACAGCGACTGGTTGAACGCGTCGAACTACGGCAACAAGGGCCAGCCGTTCTACAAGGGCGAGGTCGGCTCCATCTACGGCTGCCGCGTGGTCCAGCAGACCAACTCGTTCGTCAGCACCGGTTCCGGTACTGCTGGTGATGAGTTTGTGTATCAGGCCACTCCCGCTGGCGGTGGTCTCGGGACCGGCAAGGACATCATCGCTTCGTTCTTCTTCGGCAACGAGGCGTTCGGTATCCCTGCTCTGACCGGTGATGATCCGTTGTCTCCGAAGATCGTGATCACCGACACCCCCGACAAGTCGGATCCGCTGAACCAGCTCGTCACCGTCGGCGTGAAGCTGTACTTCGCCGCCCTGCGTCTGGCCGCTGGTAACACGAGCACAACCAACACCAACAACCCGGTGTGGTACCTGGTGCATCGGACCAAGACCTCGACCACGCTGTAATCGTATGAAGAAGACGGCCACCATCATGGTGATCGCCGTCAGCCCGAGGGGGCATCATCGTAAAGGTGGTGCCCCCTCTTCTCATTCCGCTTGCGGATGCGATGAGGCTGACAACAATGCACCCATGATTTCTATTCCGGTCGAAGCCCTTTCCACCGATATGGAGGATGGCCAGCAGGCCATGCCCGAGGTCGGTGATGAAGTGGTTTTGGACGATGTTCGCGGCGTACTCAAGAAGCTCGATAATGGCGAAGCCTACGTCGAGATCCGCAGCGTCAACGGCATGCCTGCCGAATACGAGAACAAGGACGACAAGGAGATGTACTCCAAGAAGCCCATGGACGAGAAGGGCATGCGAAAGATGGTCGAGGAGTACGACAGCGAGATGGAGTCCTGATATGCCGATCTACACCTTCGAGAACAATGGCAAGTCCATCGAGCACATCGCTCCGATGGGAACCGACTCTGTTGTCCTTGATGGGAAGCGGTGGACGCGACAGCCGGTGGCCCGCTTCGGGGTCACCGGTTTTGCCCAGGAACCTGGACTCAAGGACCATGTGAAGAAGGGATTCAGCCGGTTGGAAGACCGCCAAGGATCCCGCTTCGAGAGCACTTTCACCAAGAATCAGATTCGCAAGATTTGGGACATATGAGCGACGTATCTAATCAGGCCATCGAGTATTCGATGGGACAGGGCGGCTTCCAGCTCGTGACCGCCACCACGCTGACCACTGGCCCGTTCGTGGCCATCACCACCATCGCCCCCACCACTTTCAGCTCGATCTCCGGAAATGGTATCAGCGGATCTTGGTCAACGGCGACCATTCCTGCGGGCATTACGTTGCCGGGACCGATCACGAGCTTCCAGATTTCCAGCGGTCAGGTGGTGGCGTTCAATGGCGTGATTCAATCGTGACACTCGCTCTCGGCACACGACTGGTATCGAACGGTGGGGGCAA